GAGGTTGCCAAACTTGACGCGCAAGACGATCAGGTGATCTCTGAATTGGTATCAAAGTTCAAGGATTTGGAGTCAGGCATCAAAGACATGATTGCTGGCTTCCAGCAAGCCGACGCAATACAGGACGCATCACGAGGCGAGGGCGACCAACAAGCCGATGCGGTGCAAGACAGCGTGATGAACGGTCAATTGCAAGCCGTGGTTGAAAAGGTTTTGTCCGAAGCGCAAGCGACCACGCAAGGCGCGGTTGAGGCAATTCTTCAAGGCCGCCCGCCGAAACAGTTAACCATGCCGAACACCGACATGCAACAGCAGATGATCGCCGCAATGGGGCAGATGCTTGCAGAGGCGCAGGCAAGTTCGCAGGCTGCGGTAGCAGCAATAAACGAAGTGCGCCAGCCAAAGCAAATCAGCATTACCGCCCCGAGCGGTCAAGTCTATAGGGGCGTAGTGCAATGACCGGCTACAGCATAACGCTCAGAAACGCGCAATTGAACGCTATTACAACCGCTGTCGGCAATGCGGGCTTGTGCGCGATCTATGACGGCGCCAGACCCGCTACGGGTGGCGCAGCGACTACCAAGCTAGCCGAGTTCACGCTAGGCACGCCGTTCGCGCCTGGCGCTGCGGCTGCGGTGCTTTCTCCCGCCTTGCCGAGCAGCGCGACCGGGCTGGCTGCGGGTACAGCGACATGGTTTCGCATCACTACCAGCGGCGGAACGCAGGTTATTGACGGTTCGGCAGGTACAAGTGGCACGGACATGATTCTTGATACGGCGGCTATTGGTGTCGGCCAGACGGTGAATATGACCGCGTTCACCATTTCGCGGGGGAATGCGTAATGGCTACGGGGCTTGGGACTGCAACTCTCGACTTCGGCGCTTTCCCTGGCTCGAGCGAGGCCAGTGTGGTCGTAACCGGGCAAACGTCGATTAGCGCGACCAGCAAAGCGGAAGCGTACATCATGGGCGATGACACAACCAGCGACCACACTGCGGCAGACCATAGATATGCAGCGGCGCTGATCGGTCTAACTTGCGGGACGCCGAGCGCGGGGACCGGGTTCACGATTTACGGGCGTTGCCTGGACAAACTTCAAGGCACTTTTGCCCTTAGATGGGTATGGGCGGACTAAATCATGGCACTTGATACAAACATCCGAGGCGCGGTAACGGGGAACGGCGCAGAGGTAGACGCCAGTAACCGACTGCTCGTTCGACTGCCGGATGCCACTACGCCCGCCAACGTGGGCGGCGTGAGGATGTTCACGCAGAACGACTCGGGCGCCATCAGCGGAACCCCATTGCTGGGCGAACCGGAGACTGACGATGATTCTCGCTTTCGGATTGCTACCGAAGCAATCTTCGACATGGAGACCTTCAACTACACCGCGCAAAGCACCGGCAAGCATGCCTATCGAAATACCACGATGGCAAATACTTGGAGCGCGGCGGGCCTGACCTCCAACAGCGGCAACATCACCACCATCACAACCGGCACGCAGTTCAACAGCTATGCCGAATTTGCTTTGATCGGCACATCGCAACTTTATTGCGAGATGCAAGCCGCGTTCACCGCGCTGCCGACCACAAACACGATTGTTGATTTCGGTCTGGCGCGCCTGGCGACCACGAACCCCTACGCCCCGACGGATGGCGTGTATTTCCGACTGAATTCGGCCGGAATATCGGGTGTCATCAACTTTAACGGCACGGAAACGGTGGTCGGCCCTTTCACGTTTACCTACAACGCTAACCAGAGATACCAGTGGATCATCTCCACGCACGAGGGCAATACTCAATTTTGGATCGATGGTGACCTTTACGGCGAGATTCCTACGCCTGTCGGTCAGGGTCAACCGTTCATGTCCACCTCGCTGCCGTTTGGATTCCGGCACGCTATCGTAGGCGGTGCGGCAGGCGCGGCGCTGTCGTTCATATTGAATGATTACGTAATCAGCGTCGGCGGCCCGAACATCGCACTCACCGCTTCGGTGATGGGGCAGCGTATTTATGGCTCGTATCAGGGCCTGTCTGGCGGCACGATGGGGTCGCTTGCCACATACGCCAACAGCACCAACCCCACGGCAGCCGCACCATCGAACACGGCGCTTACCGCCAACCTGCCCGGCGGTCTGGGTGGTCAAGGCGCGGTAACTGCCGCTGCTGCGGCTGCAACCGATGGCATTTGGGGCAGTTACCAAGTGCCTGCGGGCACGGCAAACGTGCAAGGTAGGCGTCTGGTTATTCGCGGCGTAGTGGTTGATGCCGTCAACTTGGGCGCTGCGGTTGCAACGACTGCTACCACGATTCAGTTTTCACTTGCCTTCGGTCACACGGCGGTTTCGCTGGCGACAACCGAAGCGGCAGCGGCAAAGGCTCCGCGCCGGATTGCTCTGGGCTTTATGACATGGCCGGTAGGTGCGGCCATCGGGGCGCAGCCTCAAATGGGCGCGTTGAGCGTGGATTTTGGCGATGCGCCAATTTTCGTCAACCCGGGTGAATTCGTGCAACTGGTCGCCAAGTTCATGCAAGGCACGGCAACGGCTTCGCAGGTGATCAATTTCACGTGGCAGCCGGTTTACGGTTGGGAATAAATGTCCCTACTTCTTGCGCTCACTTCAAACGCGCCCGGCGTAACGGCGGCGCTCGCGTGGACGGAAGAAAACGATGTTACGGCCATTGCGGTTAGCGTTGGAGTATCAACTAACAATGTTGCATTAGCGTGGACCGAGGACAACGATGCTTGCGCGATTGCAGTAACGGCCAGATCGGTTGAGCAGCGCATCGGCGGTGGGGCGATCTACCCACCTGAGTGGTACGGCAAGGACCGTCGCGCGGATCCAGAACTGCGCGAGAAATTGCGTGAGTTGTTCCAAGGAACGCCCGAGCCTGTGCGCGAAGCAATCGAAGCGCAAAGCATCACGCCATTTGAGTCTTTTGAGGCCGAAGAACGCAGACTGCGCGAGGCCACGGAAGCGGCGCAGCTGGAATACCAGGCGCTTTACATGCGGCTTCTGGCCTATCAGCGCGAGGAAATGCTGATGGAAGAAGAAGCCATCGTAATGACCATGATTGCAGTTCTGTCGAGGTAGCCATGACCATCAGCGTAACCATTACCAAGCCCGGCGTGACCGACCAGTATGGGCGCGCAATGGTTGTCGGCACGACGTATGCGGTCGAAGATGATTTCGGGATTTCGTTGATCAGCCAGTTGAAGGCAAGCGATACCGGAAACAGCTTGGTGACGCCGGGCATCACGCAGGATGACCCGATGAACGTGCAATATGTCAACGCTGCGGCGATTGCTGCGCCGACTGCGCAGATGTTGTCGAGTTACAGCACCGTGTTCGTGCTGGATGTGTCGCCGTTTACACGGTATCGGACGAATGGCACGGCGCTGGTGCCAGAGGCGCAATACACCACCGACGCCTCCGGCAACATCACCGGGCTGGTGGGGGCGGGTGAGAATTTGCCTGTCAAGGAGTTGCGCACCAGCATGGCTCGCAACCGCATCGTCAAGCGTGGCAGCGATCTCATCAACACCACTATCAGCACCGGATGGACGCGCAGCGGCGCTGGTAATGTGTTTCGGGCGTCCAGCTTGTACAGCCGCCGCAGTTCGCACACGATGGAAATCGACATGACGAGCGCATCGGCGGATGCGACGCTTGAATGGTCGAACGCTACGGGCGTCGCGGCTGACCCGACCGACCAACTTCTATCGTTTGATGTTTATATTCCGGAAATCGTACAGGCAAATGTGGGTGGCGCGGTCGCCATGAACATCTTTGTCAGCAACGCGACCAGCTATGCAGCCCCCGGCACGCTGTGGGTGGTGAATAGCAACTATCTGCGGCAGGGCTGGAATCAGATCACGCTGTGCGGATTGGATGCTGATGGCGCGCTGGATGGAGTTCGGGGCACCGGAACCCTGCCTTATGGAATGAGCAAGGCCGGAGCAACTGGCGGTGCAGCCCCATTAGTTTGGTCGAACCCGATCAAGTTCATTCAGATTGTGTTCGCCCGCAGCTCTGTGAATCTGCGCAAGTTCTATCTGGACAGTCAAATCCGCATCCCCGCGAAAATCAAGCCGTTTGTGTGTGTCGGGTTTGATTCCAGCGGCTCATCGCTGACGGACGACGAGTTCACCGACAATACCGCGCCTTTCATGCAGTCGTTGGGCATTCCGTCCTACTTCACGATGACCCAAGTCTATGACGCGATTTACATGGGTACGCAGGATGACACCCGGCGACAGTCTTTGTACGGCACTTACAAGTGGGACGCGATCAACCACTCATGGAGCCACGGCGCAAGCGTTCCGGGCGTGTTGTACGCAAGCGGAAATTCGCTGGTTGTTAGCGGCACCGGGACGTTGGCGACGCTCACGGTGTCAAGCGCACACGGTTGGACGATTGGCACGCGCGTATTGATCGCTGTCTTTGGGGCGACCGGCGCATCTTCGACCAACGCAAACGGCGTGTTTGATGCGCTGGTAACGACAACCACGGCAGTGACCTACGTCATCGCAGGCGGCACTGACGGCACTGCGACCGGGACCGTGAAGGCCAGCACGTACCTGAATGACGTTTTCAACAC